AGAGGCCACGAACAAGAGCCAATAGCTAGAATGCTTTATGAGCAAGAAACATTTTGTGATGTTTCAAACGGTGGGTTTTTTGGCAGTGATTTTGTAGGGTGTAGCCCAGACGGACTGGTTTCTGAAGATGGAGTTATAGAGATTAAATGTGTAATAGGCTCCGTGATGTTTTCCAATATTAAAAGAATGAATGTTGACCCTGCCTATAAGTGGCAATGTGTAGGAAATGTTAAGTTCACTGGCAGAAAATGGATAGATTTTGTTAGCTATTGTGCAGACTTCCCAGAAGCTAACAGGCTGTTTATATATCGTTTAAATGCTGGTGATTTAGAGGATGAATTTAAAATGATAGATTCTCGGATAGCTGAATTTAAACTTTTAGTATGTGAGACAAAAAGCAAGATATTAGATACTAATTATATTAATCAAGGCTAGATAAAGAAATATTAACTAAAATGAAATCAATGAATAAGGGGTAGGTTATGAGTACATCAATTAGTATAGTTGAATATGATGAGATTAGCAGTCAAATAGATACGGTTAAGGAGACAGCAAACTTTTTGCCCGATGTGTCAACGGATGAGGGGTATCAGAAATCCAAGAGGGTATCTTTAGATATTGGCAAGTTACTAACAGCCTTAGAAAAAACTAGAAAGGAGCAGAAGGCCCATTTTATTGAAGGTGGCAGACAAGTTGATATACAAGCTAAGTCAATAGTTGCTAAATTAGAAGAAATACAAATACCTCATAAAGAGGCTTACAAGGAGTTAGACAATCTTAAAAAGCAGCGTGAGGAAGATAGGAAATCAAATATAAGGGATAAGATAGAGTCAATAAGGTTAGCATCTGAAGGGCTGGAAGACTCTACAAGCACTGATATTATAAATATTATAGAAAATTTGAATAAAGATTCTGATTTTGACTTTGAGGAATTTACTACTGGCGCAAAACAGGCCGTTGAAGATACTTTGAAAACATTAAATAAGATGCAGTCAAGAAAAGAAAAAGAAGAAAATGATGCTATTGAATTGGCTAAATTAAAAAAGGAAAATGAAGCTAGAGAGAAAAAAGAAAGGGAGGATAAAATAGCTAGAGATGCGGCTGCTAAGGCAGAAGAGGAGAAAAAAGAGGCTATTAAGAGGGAGGAGAAAGCCAAGGATCAGGCAAGGCAGGCAAAGATAGCCGCTAAGGAAGCTGAGGAGGCAAAAATAAAAGCCGAGGCAGACGCTAAGATAGCTTCTGAAAAAGCTAAAAAGGATGCTGAGGATGCTAAGGAACAAGCCGCTAAGGAAGCTGAGGAGGCTGCTAAAAGGGCTAGAGAAGATGAAATAAAAAAACAAGAAGAAGCTGTAAAGTTTGAGGCTGAGGAGGTAGCTAAAAGAGAATCTAATAAGAAGCATATTGGAAAAATAAGAAGAGAGGCTAAGGATTGCTTGATAGCTTGCGGTTTATCTGAGGAGATAGCAAAAGAGGTTGTTTTAGCTATTCACAAAGGGAACATTAAAAACGTACAAATTAAATATTAATTAGGGGTATAAAATGAAGATAATAGAGTGGCTTGGGCTAGCTCAAGAAGCTAAAGAGTTTAGTATAGTTTTGGTTTCAACTGAGAACAAAATACATAAAAACGATATTGAAACTTTATCGAGAAACATAAATTTATACACTCAGTTTGCAATAGAAGCCCATAGGATTAAATCTAAAGGCAGGCATCATTACAGTGCTAGAACGATTATAGAGTTTTTAAGGCATGAAACTGCGATACATGACAACAATTTAGATTTTAAAATAAATAATAATATAGCTCCATTGCTTGCTAAAGTTAGCATGTTTATGTTTCCAGAGCTGAAAGGGTTATTTCACACTAGAGATCAGAGGGCGGCATAAGATGAGCAATTTAAATCAGTGTAATTTTATAGGGCGATTGGGAAACGAACCTGAAACTAGGTTTACTCAATCAGGAAAAGCAGTAACAAATATAAGTATTGCTATCAGTGAAAAGTACAAAGATAAGAACACAGGACAGCAAGTAGAAAAGACTGAATGGGTAAAAATTGCCGCCTTTGATAAGCTTGCAGAAATCATGCAAGAGTACTTAAAAAAGGGGAATTTAGTGTATATAAATGGTAAAATGAGGACTAATAAATATCTCGATAAAGACGGTAAAACCTGCTATTCAACAGAGATAATAGCTAATCAAATGCAGATGTTAGAGGGTAAAGGGGAAAGCTCAAAACCCAAAGTATCTGTCAATAATTCTAGCGGTGTAACTGTTGGCGACAATGTAATTCAGGTAAATAATAATTTAGATGACTTTGACGACGACACGCCTTTTTGATGGCTATCATTTTAAAGAACACATAGGCGGCCTTTCACCGTCTACCCAGTGGAGGCCCCTGCCATTGTGTAAAGTGGGGCAATTAATTTAAGAGGAAAACATGAAGCCTGAAACGAGCCCAATAAAAATGATGCCGCCTAATAGCTTAGATAGTTTTAAAAAGCTTTTGGCAATAGTTATTAAGCGGGAAGGGTCCATAAAAAAAGGTTGCAAAAAAGTGGGGATATCGCATCAAACGCGGCTTAAACTTTTGAAAGAAAACAAGCTTTCAAGCATGACAGCTAGAAAGATAATAAAAACTTACGAGGGTTAACATGTATAAATTCGGTGCAAGGTCACAACAAAAACTAAATACCTGTCACAACGACATACAGGAGGTTTTAAACGAAGCCATACAAATAATAGATTTTACAGTTTTATGCGGTCATAGAGGCCAGAAGGAGCAAAATGACCATTTTCATGCGGGTAGGTCAAAGGTTCAATATCCAGATTCCAAGCATAATTCAATGCCTAGCATAGCTGTAGATGTAGCTCCCTATCCGATTGATTGGAATAATATAGAGAGATTTGCTCAATTAGGCGGGATTATCAAAGGAATAGCGCATAGCAAAGGTATTAAAATACGATGTGGATTTGATTGGGATGGTGACGGAGATATCACAGATCAAAGCTTTATGGATTGGCCGCATATCGAGCTTATTAAATGATGGATAAACTAGAATTTAAAGGGGTAACAGTGGAGCCTCTAACAGAAGATTATCTTATAACAAATGAGTTTGGTGATATGGCAGTAATAACAGAAGAAGAACTAGAGCTATTATTTGAAAAGGCTCTAAATGATTATATAACTAAGCTAGTGTAATAATAGATTCAGGGGTATTAGAATTATGAAATCCATAACAGTACAAGAACTTAAAGAGATACTAGAGCAGCATAAGCTATGGTTAGAAGATAGCACTGAAGGCAAGAGAGCTGATTTGTCTTATGCTGATTTGTACGGTGCTAATTTAACTGAAGCTAATTTAACTAATGCTGATTTATTTGAAGCTGATTTAACTAGTGCTAATTTACATAAAGCTAATTTAACTAATGCTGATTTAACTTATGCTGATTTATCTTATGCTGATCTATCTTATGCTAATTTAACTAATGCTAATTTAATCAAAGCTGATTTATATAGAGCTGATTTAACGGAAGCCAATTTAACTGGTGCTATTTTAATTAAAGAGCCTACCTTTTTAACAGGAGTAACAGGGTTATGAGCATAATAACAGAAGAAGAACTAGAGCTATTATTTGAAAAGGCTCTAAATGATTATATAACTAAGCTAGTGTAATAATAGATTTAATTAATACACTACCTTTTTAATTAAGGGGTATCAGTGAGCCTACTTAAACCAATAGACAAGGATCTTAACCCTTGCATAAACAAGTGCTGCCCTAACCTTAAAACGTGCTTAGGGTGCGGTAGAAACGAGCTAGAGCGCTTAGAATGGGCTAGTTATAGCGATTCTAAAAAACGTAGGATAAGCAAGGCTAACAATGACCACGAAAAAAAACAAATATTGAAACTAACATGCTCAAGATGCCAGGTTAAGATAACAACTAACCGATATGGCCACACCAAAGACTTTGGCAATGTGACCTATCAAAATAAAACTATTTGCCCGAATTGCAAAAAACAAGGGAGCTTAATAATAGTGAATGTTTAACTTTTATCAAAACGTGCTAGAATAAACATAGGGATAAGCCCTAAACCCTTAGAGGGTAATCAAACAAAAGGTATAGAGATGCCTAGATCACAACCATTCAAAACAGTAGATCATTTACTGTCTAATCATTTGAAAGTTCCAAGTCGCTACGACCATTTAGGTTATTGTCATGAGTGGCAAGGATGCTTAACTAAAAGAGGTTATGGAAATATAAATAAGAAGTGGGGAGAGAGGAGAGTCCACAGGCTAAGTTACAAACATCAAGTAGGAGAAATACCAGAAGGGAAAGAAGTCTGTCATCATTGTGATAATCCTAAATGTATAAATCACCTTCATTTATTTGTAGCATCTCACCGAGCAAATTTAAATGATGCTGCAATGAAAGGTAGAACCAATAGTAAGTTAAGCCACGATCAAGCAAGAGAAATTAAAAGGTTGTGGAGTACAGGCAATTACCTTATTAAAGAAATAGCAAAAAAATACGATGTAAACCAATCATCTATCAGCAGAATAGTGAAAGGGAGTGTGCATCGTCATGCCTAAGTTAGATAACGCTAAACACGAGGCATTCTCTCAAGAGTATATTGTTGATTTTAATGGGTCAGAGGCTGCAATCAGGGCCGGATACGCTAAAGCTTCAGCTAGAATAACCGCTAGCAAGTTACTAACAAATCCTAACATTCAGGAAAGAATACAAGAATTATCCCTAGAGAGGGCTAAACGTGTCGAAATTGATGCGGATTATGTCCTTAATCGCTTGGTTGAAATAGATCAAATGGATTTTGCAGATATTCTAGGTGAGGACGGTGGATTTTTACATATTAACCAATGGCCTAAAGTTTGGCGTACATATCTTAGTGGGTTTGATATTAGCGAAATAGAAGAATATAACCCAGATAGTAAATCAAAGGAATTTGTTGGCTGGCTTAAAAAGATCAAATGGCCTGACAAGGTTAAGAATCTTGAGTTATTAGGTAAGCATACTAGCGTCCAGTGCTTTAAGGATAAGGTTGCTTTAGAGTCTGAAGGGTTAACATTAAACCTTAATTATGCTGGTAAACCTGAATAAATGGCGACTATCAACTATTACGCAGAGCCTACAGCGGTTAAATTTCATGCTAGTGATAAGGTTGTTCGTGGTTTTATGGGGCCTGTAGGTAATGGAAAATCAGTTGCTTGCATACAAGAATTACTAAGATTAGCTTGTGAGCAATGGCCTAATAGTGAAGGAATTAGAAAAACTAGATGGGCCATCATAAGAAACACTAGTTTGGAACTACGATCAACAACCCTAAATACATGGAAGCAATGGATACCTGAAACTTATTGTCCGGTAGTAATGCATCCGATGATTACAGCTAAGATGGATCAATCATTGTCAGATGGAACTAGAATGCAGTTTGAAGTGTTATTTCTAGCATTAGATAGTGATGATGATGTGCGCAAGCTGCTCTCTCTTGAGGTTACAGGGGTTTTTATTAATGAGGCTAGGGAAATATCCTACGCAGTAGTAAAGGGCGCTAGAGAGAGAATAGGGCGCTACCCTTCGGTTATTGATGGTTATCAGGATGCAGAAGCTACTAAGAAATTTCCAGCTTATACAGCTCCAAGAGATGCAGAAGGAAATCTAATCCCTTGCAAGCGTAAAGCTTTGTTAATGGATACAAACCCTTGTGATGATGATCATTGGTGGTATCAGCTAGCAGAGGAAGGGTGTAGGAGGTCTACAAGACCAGAGCATAAAGAGATTGCTAAACAGGAAACTGCAAGAATATTTGATTTCTTTAGAGGCCCAAGCCCTTTAATCAAGCAGCCTAACGGAACTTATGAGCCTAATCCTGAAGCTGAGAATATACAGCATTTGCCTGGAGGGTATCAATACTACCTCGATATGATTGCGGGTAATGATGAAGATCATATAAATGTTATGGTCATGGGTAACTATGGGCATCTTAAGACTGGCAAACCTGTTTATCCTGAATATAACGACAAGTTGCACTGTCCAGAGACAGGAATTATACCTATTAAAGGGATTCCTATAGGTTTGGGGTGGGATTTTGGTCTAACCCCTTCATGTGTGATAGGTCAGATAACTAGCTTAGGACAACTATTAATACTCGATGAGTTATTCTCTGAGGATATGGGTGTTAGGCAGTTTGCTAGGGATGTTGTTAAACCTTATTTATCTAAGAAGTATGCAGATTTTGAAATAGAGTTTTCTTTGTGTGATCCTTCTGGAACATTTAGAGGTGAGGGTGAAGCTAAGAGCGCTAGCAAAATACTTAATGATGATTATGTTGATAACAATGAGGATGGAGATATCATCGTTCCATTGAATTTAGGATTTACCACAGAAGGAGCGCCAAGTAACAACCCGACAGTAAGATTAGATGCTGTTAAACATTTTCTAACTAAGTTAGTTGATGGTGGTTATCCGGGCTACGTTTTAAATAAATCGTGCAAATACCTTAGAAAGGGTAAGATGGGAGGATATAAATATAAAAAGATTCAAATATCAGGAGAAGATAGGTACAATCTCAAACCAGACAAGAATGTTTTTAGCCATCCAGCAGATGCTGAGCAGTATTTAGCTTTAGGATATACGCGTGGTTTACATGAAGTATCAGAAGAAGAACACCAAGATGATTATAGAGAATCTAATTCGGGCGGCTATTAGTGGCTATTAAAAAACTCCTAAAACTAATCAAGACAGTCAATATAGCTGATACCATCGCTAAAAAGCAGGGCGGTGAGAATGAGCTAATGATGATCGGTCAAGATGTCATAAAGGGATTTGATGTTGATTGGGCTTCAATGGATGAATGGAAAGAGGATATTGATAAAGGTTTAGAGTTAATCAAACCTGCGAAAGGTTCAAGGAGTGAGCCGTGGCAAGGAGCAGCGAATCATAAAACACCATTGCTAATCGAGGCAAGAATTAAATTTGGTGATAGAGCATCGGAAGAGTTGCTTGCTACTAGCAATCTAGTTAAAGCTAAAGTAATAGGAAAAGACCCAGATGATGCCAAAGCTGATAGGGTGGAGCGTGTCGAAACAGTAATGAATTGGCAATTAACTGTAGAAGCTGCAAGTTGGGTAGAAGAGCAAGAAAAGCTACTTTACAACGTAGCAGACCAAGGACATATTTTTAAGAAAACGCTATTTGATGCCTCGCTAGGTCATAATGTATCAGAGGTAATAAGCTATCCTAACTTTGCTATCAATCAAGCAACAAAAACATTAGATAGTGCATTAAGGTTTACTCAAAAAGTATTTAAAACGCCGAATGAGATTGTAGAAATGATCAATTCCGGTATTTGGCGGGATATAGATATAGAGTTTGGGGCTTTGTCCACTTCTAATGACGATAGTATAGAAGAAACAGCTTCAGAAGATGAATTAACAGAATTCTTTGAACAGCAAACATTGCTTGATCTTGATGGTGATGGTTATCAAGAGCCGTATATTGTAACTGTACACGCTGTATCTGGCACTGTAATGAGGATTAAATCACAAATATCATTAGATGGTATATTTGTTCGTGATGATGATGGGGTAACTTTATCAGTCGATAAGCTCATTTTAAAAGATGAGAATGGTGATTTTGTACTTGATGAAAATGAAGAAATACAATTAATTGAACCAGAAAAGAAACGAATCATAGTTAAAATTTCAAGAGATGAGAATCTAGTCAGTTATTCATTCTTAACTAACCCACAATCAGAGTTTTTGAGCGTTGGTTATTTCCATCTTTTAGGCTCTTATGCTCAAGGAATAAATACCACCACAAACCAACTACTTGACGCTGGAACATTAGCAAACTTGCAGACAGGTTGGCTTGCCAAGGGATTTAGAAAAAAAATGGGCGATATGAAGATGGGGCCAGGTACTTGGCACCAAACCAATTTAAGCGCCCAAGAGTTGCAAACTGGTATTTTACCTGTTCCTTTCAAAGAACCTTCGGGAACGCTGTTAAATCTAAATCAAGGTTTAATGAATGAGGCTCAAAGATTATCATCAACTACTGATCTAGGCTCAGTTCTTGGCACTAATACGCCGGCGGCTACTACACTAAGCTTAGTGCATGAACAACAGCAATCGGTTGGGGCTATAATTCTTAGAATGTATCGCTCGATGTGCAAGGAATTTGCCATTTGGTATCGTTTAAATGCAAAATTTATGGACCCAGAGCAATATATGATTTTGGTTGATGACCAAGAAGCAAATCCTTTTGTCGATTTCAATACTCAAGATATGGATATTGTACCGAGCGCAAACCCAAGGAACAGCAGCAAAATACAAAGAATACAAAAGGCCCAAGCAGAATTATCCGTCATGCCTCAAATAGAACAAACCGGAGGCAATGCTAAAGAGGTTGTAGAGTCGTATTTAGAGGCTATTGGTAGTGAGAATTTAGAGCAGATTTATCCAGAGCTTACAGAAGAGCAGCAAGTAGCGGCTCAGAAAGAGCAAGAACGACAAAAACAACTACAAGAAATGCAAGTTGTAGTTCCTTTAGAGGCTCAGGCGGCGCTAGGTCGTGCAGAGGAGCTAAAGGCTAAAGCTAGAGTGCTAGAGGCTCAGGCTAATCTAATGAAGACACAAGCAGAAACAGGGCTGACTATAGCCAAAACAGGAACAGAGAGAGCTAAAACAGAGCTGACTATAGAACAGGCAGAGACAGAAGCCACTAAGAACGCCACAAGTATTGTGGGAACAGAGTTAGATATAGAGAAAGCAAAGCGCGAGGCTGAGCTAGTAAATATTGACAGAGGTCAAAATAATGGAAATAACCCAGAGCCAAATACAGGAATGGTTTAGTAGTCCCGTATCAAAGTACTATTTCGATACAGTCAAGGATGCAATTGAATCCTACAAATCAAAACCCCGCTACATTCCCCGCGATATCAATGGAAATATTATAACCGCGACCGCTTGCGCGTTAGAAAATGCACATATCCAAGGAGCAATTGAAGCCTTCGAGGAAATTATAAATTTAAAAGGGGAGATGATAGATGAACTTGATGCCTAAAGGAGATCACATTTTAGTCAAGCTAGTTGAGGTCGAGGAAAAATCAGCGGGAGGGATTATAATGGGAACTCCCAACGAGTTAAACAGGGAGCAGGCCGGCCAATTCATAGCAAAAGTTGAGGAAATAGGGCCATTTGCATTCTCAGAATGGGATGGTTTAGGAGCCACCGTGCAGGAGCGTTGCAATAATTATGGCGTAAATGTTGGTGATACTGTTGTATTTCATAGATATGACGGCTTACAAATAGCTTTAGATGAGTATAAAAATCATAGATTAATACCTAGCAATTGCATCATTGGCAAACTGGAGAAATAAAATGGCAGAAGCAGAGAAAACAGAGGAATTAGGCGGCTTGGGTGAGGGTGAGGCTACCCTACTTGAAAATGATGGTCTTGATAATAATGAAGATTTAGACCTAGGCGACCAAATGCCTGATGTTGAGAGACAAGCTAGGGACCAAGGATGGCTACCTAGGAATGAATTTAAAGGAAATCCCGACGATCATAAAAGCGCAAAGCATTATGTGGAATGGGGAGATATGAAAGGAAGTATAAAAACAATTAAAAATCAAATGACCCACCAGAAAAAAAGCTATGAAGATCAAATTGTTAATCAAAACATATTGCACAAAGCTGATACAGAAAGGCAGCTTGCAGAGGTTAAAGCTCAATTAGTAACGGCTATTGATGATGGTGATACAACAGCGGCTACAGCTTTGGCAGAAAAACAATCAGAGTTAAACATTCAAAAGAACAAGTTAGAGAATGTTCAAACTGATGCAGGGGCTAATGATGTTGAGATTATGCGATTAGAATGGGAAGCTGAAAACCAATGGTTTTTTGACCAAAATGATCCAAGGGTAGCGGCGGCTCATTCAGCCTATAATTTAGCTATTAGAAAAGGTGGAACTCCAGAAGAAGCCTTTGCAGCGGTCGATGATAGGGTGTCAAAGATGTCGGGCAAGCCTAAGATTAATCAAAACAGATTAAATCCTTCTGATACAGCTACCAGTACAGGGGGCGGGAACCGTGGAACAAAAGCTCGGAAAATAACAATGAATGATGTCACTCCTAAAGAAATGCACATGAGAGCGGCTTTCCCTGATGGAGAGTCAGGAGATAAGGTATTTTTGAAGGCCATTGAAAATAGCAGGAAAGGAGTTTAATTATGAAAAAGACAGTTAAAAATACAGTTAAAAAAGATATTACAAAAAAAACACCAAGCCCAAGCCCAAGGAAGAAGCGTGTTCCTATGAATTCAACGCAAGGAGGGGATACTACTCCAATTGAAGCGCGTGATAAAAACTTTCACTATAGGAAATGTGCGGATTATGGCAAAGGTAAAATCCAACAATACCTTGATGCTGGGTATGAATATGTTTGCCATGAGGGTACTAATGATAAAATAGTATATCCTGGGGGCCATAAACGATGGTTAATGAGAATACCTATGGATCTTTATTTAGAGGATCAGCTTGCAAAACAGCAAAAAGTCATTGATACTAATGCAAAAGCAAGGGCAGAACACGCATCTATTAAAGGTGGTGCTGTACCTGATTATATACCGGGTAAACAGTCGAACGTAATAACAACAGACGGTTTATCATAGTCTAGCCAGCGAGTTAGTCAGAACAAGGGTTTGAATCCTTCGCGCCGATAGTTAGAAAACTGTTTAGGGTGGGAAAATAGAAGCAATAGATTATCCGTAAAGGTTGATTAAATTGCATTTGTTTTTTTATTTTAAATTATAACTATAGGAGTGTTTATTATGGCTGGTTTACGGCTTACTAAAACACAAGGCGCTTCAGGGTATACAGGAAAGGTACAAACATTTGCCTTCCTAGCTGCTGATGCAAATCAAATGGCTGTTGGTGATGCGGTTATCGTTTCTGGTACTGCTAATGCTGATGGCGTTGCGGCTATAACACGCGCAGCAGGTTCAACGGGAACTGAGGTAACAGGCGTAATTGCTGGTTTTGCTCCCGATCTATCAAACTTAGAGCTTAAAGGTCGGACTGCATCAACAGATCGATTATCACAAGTTCAAGTTGATCCAAATGCACTTTATGAAATTGAAATTGGTTCAGTTTTAGCTGTCACCGATGTAGGTGCAAATTTCTTACTTACTGCAAATGCTCCAACCGTTTCGGGTAATTCTGTTACCTCCGCGATGGTATCAGGTGCGGCAGATGCAGCGGGTCCACTTAGACTGATTGGCTTAATACCCCCTACTGATGGCACAGCTTTAGGCGCTGTTGGTAATCTTGGGTTATTTAGCATAATCCGTTCACAACAAACTAACTTAACAGGAGTATAGTCATGACAGTTATAACTACTGGTAATGAATCGCGTATGCTCCAAGAGGGCTTAAATGCCGTTTGGGGTGATGAGTATGATTCGCACGTAAAGCAATATGATAAAATCTTTGATACATACGACAGTAAAAAAGCTTTTGAGCAAGATCAACAATGGGAAGGCTTCGCGCTTGCCCCGGTCAAGCCAGAAGGTGATTCTATTGCTTATGACACTCAAACAGAGGGTATTTCTCCAAAATATCCGGCGCTTACTTATGGTAAGGGTTTTATTGTTACTGAAGAAGCGAGAGAAGATAATCTTTATGGTGTTTTCAATCGTAAAGCAGGCGCATTAGCTTTTTCAATGAATCAGACTAAAGAGGTTGTAGGTGCTAACGTGCTAAATAACGGCTTTAATCCTGCATTCACTATGCAAGACGGTGATGGACTAGCTTTATTTAGTTTGGTTCATCCGAATGGTCCTACAGATGCAGGTACTTATTCTAACCGTTTGACTGTTGATTCAGACTTAACAGAAACAGCTTTAGAGGATATGTTGATTCAGATTAACGAAGCAACCGATACCCGAGGGCTAAGAATTGCATTGGCTGGAACCCGTTTGGTAGTTCCTCCTTCGTTGATGTTTGAGGCAGAGAGAATTTTAGGCTCTACTTTGCAAAATGATACGGCAAACAATGCAATCAACGCTATGAAGACTATGCAGTCTTTACCCGGCGGTTTTACTACAAATAACTTTTTGACTGATAACGATGGTTGGTATGTAAAAACTAACGCTCGTGAAGGCATGAAGTATTTCACACGTAGAGCGGCTAAGTTTGAGCAAGATATGGATTTCGGAACTTCCAATATGGCATTTAAATCTACTGAGCGTTATAGCTACGGTTGGACAGATGCCCGAGGAATGTACGGGACTCCAGGCGCATAAAAACTGGGGGCTTCGGCCCCCTTTTTCTTTATTTTATAATGTCCTTGGTTGGTCAGTTTCGGTTCGATTCCGTTAGGCATTGGAGCAATATAATGAGAACAACTAAATACCCAAATGGCATAGAGTCCTTTCTTGTTGATAATGATGCAGAGGCTAAAAATTCAGCTTATACAGTAGTTATTACAACTGATTCAGGAAAAACTTTTACAAATGGCGAGACTGATGGAGTAGTTTTTACGCTTCCTGGAATCGAAATTGGAAATACAATCACATTTATCAATACGGCTCCTTATGGCCAAGCAGATTTAACAATAAGCCCTGATGCATCAGATGGGATAACTTACATTAATGATAGTACTGACGATAAAGATTTAATACTAACTAAATCCACCTCAAATACTGGCGATTATGTCACTCTTGCATCGTTGGATGGTGTTGTAGCTTGGCAGGTAGTTGATGTTCGTGGTGTTTGGACTAAAGAACCGTAAGGAGAGTATTAAATGGCAACTCCAGTAAATGTTGATTTTGATCTAGCAAATGCAGGGACAAAAACTATAATCTTAAATAGGTGGGGTTATCCTTCTTATTCTGCACAAGTGAGCGCGGGTAGTGCTTTGGTTGAGGGTACACTTCAACGAGAGAACAGAGGTGAGACACCAGTTTGGTTTACTTTAGACGATACAGCCGGAACTGCATTAACTGCAGTAACGAGCGGTATAGTCGATATTCAAAACAGCCCCTTAGAGGCAATTCGCATTACTGCAACAGGCGCTACAGTTGGCCGAGTTATGCAAACTGGCGGTTAAAATAGGGGTCAATAATGACTGATATAAATGGCGATCCTTATACGGTATTAACTAATTTATCAGTTGATAGATTATTGGTTAATGGCTCACCGGTAGCGGGAGGAGCGGCGGCGGGTCCAAATGATTCGGTACAATTTAACTTAAGTGGAAATTTCACTGGTGACGCTTCTTTTAAGTGGGATAATACTGGTAAAGTTTTATCAGTAATTGGATCAATTACAGCTACATCAATTAACGGAATATCTTTAACAACTGGCGGCTCTGTAGATGATTCGCTTAGAGGCGATGGCACATATCAAACAATCACAGCAGGAGCCGATACACAGCTACAATTTAACAACTCTGGCTCTTTGGCAGGTTCGGCCAATCTCACTTGGGACGGGCTTGTATTAGCTGTGACGGGTGGAATTACAGCCACTACATTCAATAGTATAGCTTTGACAAATGGTGGTGCAGGAAATAACTATTTAGATGATTCTGGTTCTTATTCTCCGGCCACTGCTGGTCCTGCTGGTGCAAATACTCAAGTACAATATAATGATGCTGGAACATTAGGAGCAGATGCCAATTTTACTTGGGATGGTTTTACGCTTTCAATAACAGGAGCGGTGATAGGTACAACATTTAACAGTGTTGCTTTAACCAATGGCGGGAGCGTTGTTAATTTGCTTAGAGAGGATGGTACATATAATCCTTTGGCGTGGGGAGAGATTTCAGGAACATTATCTAATCAAATTGATTTACAGGTTGAGCTAGATGCTAAAAAGAATGATTTTGCAGAAAATACAGCATTTAATAAAAACTTTGGTACTAGCGCGGGAACGGTTTTAGAGGGAAACACTGTTTTAGGTGGGGCTGTTGATAGCGTTACGGGTGATGGTGTTGGTGGTACTGCTGTTAATCCGGTGATGAGCTTTCCTGTTCCTAGTGATATCGGCTTGGGCAATGTTGATAATACAAGTGATGCAAATAAACCAGTAAGCACAGCCCAGCAAACCGCTTTAAATCTAAAGCTGAATTTATCAGGCGGCGCAATGACTGGCCCAGTTACAAGTATCAGCACTTGGACAGGAACATCTTTTAATGGTGTAGCTTTAACAACTGGAGGTTCTATAAATGATTCTCTTAGGGCTGACGGTACATATCAAACAATCACAGCAGGAAGCAAAACACTGCAACAAGCCTATGTTGATGGTAATACTATTTCGGTTGATGCGGCTAATGGAACAGTAGAGCTAGACCAGACAGGTGAAACTCTACCAAGTTTTAGATTAGTTCCTGATGCGACTTTCCCAACTACTAATTTAGGCTCGGGGGCTCTACATCCTGATACTGATGGGACATTATACTCTTATGATTCAACGCGATCAAAATGGTTATCTATTTCTGAGTTTCCCTATCATTTTACAGATAACGGGAATAATGATAGTTCTTATTTAAAAATAGGAAATGTTGCAAGCACATCAATCGGCTGGGTGGCTCCTTATGATTTAACTATCATTACAATTGAGGCTATAGGTGAGGGAAATTTAACTAAAACTTTTGATTTGGAAGCTAATACAGTATCTATTGAGACATTCTCCTTGGTTTCAGGCAGTTATTCAGATTCTTCAGCTAATATAAATATAAATGCTGGAGATATCTTACAATGTTTTGCAACTGGTGCGGGGGCTTCTGTTAATGATCCAGTAGTTTCGATTTATACGAAGAGAAGGAAATAGCGATGACATTAATTGCAAAAAACAACTCCGGCTCTACGCAAAAATACCTTTCTCTTGTACATGAGAACGGCGTTAATGTGCCAATAAGTGATTATTATTCCCAGTTTGATATTTCAACATCAAGCGATCTTAATGCTTTAATTATAGCTGGTGATATAGTTTTAAATGATGGGACAGATGATTTATCAATTTCGGATGCTTTGAACGCCACAGAAATAGGCGTATTTAATTATGAGAATGCTTTTGGAATAACTCAAGTGACGGGGCCAATTATAACGCCGCCAATTTTAAACTCAGACCAAGATAATTATTCGCCATCTGGTTTTGAAACGTGCAATTTAATTAGGCAAGAGATTAATGGAGACAGGATTATAACAGGGTTTCAAGCTCCTCCGGCTGGAGTTAGAAGAGTTATAAGAATACAAAATATTGACACTTCAAGCAATCTAAAATTTAAAAACAACAGCTCAAGCAGTACGTCTGCTAATAGATTATTGATAAGAGATAATGGGCCAGATAAATCAATAAAAGAGAATGAAATAGCTGAGTTTTGGTACGACCATGACGATAATAGATGGCGTGTATATGGTAGAGTAGGTTAAATAATAATAATAAAATGGATTGACTGGTAAAATGAAGGTATACAAAGAAGAAAATGAGGCTTTGCCAGATGTTAAAATAACACAGGACTCAGATAATGCGCCAATTGGATTTGTAGAAATTACAGATATAGTTGAGCTGCATAGATTTGGGGCTAATTCGTATGGCATTGATAAGCAAGGATGGACAGATAGGCTTTGCTTTAGAGCCAAATTAAAAGAAATGATTTACACTAAAATGGGCGTAGTTGATCCCGACGATGTAAACGATCAATCAAAATGGGACTTGCTTTCTAGTCAAGAAAAGAAGTTGGCAGCGGATTATTTTTTAGTCTCAAAAGAAAGCTTCCAATTGGAAGTTGAGAACAGCGCACGATACTGGATAATAAAAGCCTCAGAATATCGAGATTGGACTCAAGAGGCGCGAGAGAAAAGGTTAAGTTTATGTGATGCCATAGTTTATTCAAGAATCCTTAATATATCAGATGCAAAATTAATTTTAACCGATCTAAACCAGATAGCTAAAGACACTTTAATAGATAAAGATGATCTCACTAAAAAACTAAATCAAAAAATCAGAGTTAAAAGACTTGGCAAAATGTACATTCAAGGTCTTGAGGATGAGGAACATGATGGAGTTGTAGCGATTGTTGATTGGGTTAAATCAACGCCGGGAACGCCTTTTGAAAACAATGGTTTCTTTAACCTCCCTTATCCGTTTAAGCCGGGGCATACAGCTCAAAGCGTATCAGATGAGCTTTTATCTGTTATAAATGGTGAATTCTAATGTATCGCCGCGAAAGCTTCTGTGGTCCCGCAGGGAATGGAGTTATATCACAGTTTTTTTCGTGGATGATGGGAAAAGTTTTAAAATGGATGGGGCTCAATTTTGAAAAGTCTTGTCAAAACCATGATATCGATTGGGATAATGGCCCCAATACTAAAGATGATATAAAGTTTGCTTTGAGTGTTTATGAAGAAGCAAAAGAACAACAGGGATCGAGTGTTGCATGGATAGCATCAATTTTTGGCTTTTTGCTGGTTCGTTCAACAGCAATTGTTTATAAATTAATAGGTTAATAGAATGTTAGATTTAGAAGAAAACGAAAAACAAACGATCATAAACTTATTAAATGAGGCATCTAAAACTATAGGTGTTGATAATGAAGAAGCATTTATACATATTTGCAATATTGTAAGGAAAATAAAAACTTCTTCTGATGAGGTATAAATTATGACTGCTGGATTATTAAAACCACAGCCTGGACTACATCAATTAATTGATGATGTTGGAGGTCGTAAAATACGATCAGATAAGGTTAGGATTACTTGGGATGGGATTGTAACTGATAATTTGGATTGGGACCCTAAACATCCACAGTTAGAGCTAAGGGCTCGATCTGAGAGGATTGGCGTAAAGCCTACAAGAGTAAGGCCCAAAGTTAAATTTGTTACTTCAGTAGACCCTAATAGTTTAAACGGAAAAATATAATGGCTACAAGCGGCTCTATAGATTTCAATATTACAGCGGATAAAATAATTCGTAAGGCTTTAGCTCTGATTGCAGAACGAGCGGCAGAAATACCTCTGACAAACAACGAGATATCAGACGGGTTAGAATCGCTTAATATAATGGTTAAAAATTGGCAATCTCAAGGGCTGCATTTATGGAAAAGAGCAGAGGGGGTGTTATTTTTAGATGCTGGCATTTCTTCATATTTGTTAGGACCAGATGGAGCGGAGGCTACTTTAGAAGACGATTTTATTAACACTGAATTAAATTCATTGGCAATAGCAACGGATACTGTTTTAGTGGTTGCGAATACAGCTAACATGACAGCGGGTGATTTTATAGGGATTGAGCTGGATGATGGGACAAGACAATGGACAACTATAGTAACTGTTGATTCACCTACTGGATTAACTATTACAGACCCATTAACAGATTCGGCGGCAATTGATAATAGTATATTTACATATACAACTATTTTAGAAAGACCCCTAAGAATAGAGGATGCAAGGCGAACAAGATTAGATTCTAATACTGAGGTTCCATTAAACAAATGGGCAAGGCAAGAATATTTTGCTCAAACAAATAAAACATCTCAAGGAACGCCGACTAACTTTTATTATCAGCCAACATTAGAAAATGGCCAAATTTACATATGGCAGACATCCGATAGTGTGAGGCAGGTTTTAAAGTTCACATTTCAGCAAACTATAGAGGATTTTGATACGACATCAAATACCCCTGATTTCCCTATTGAATGGGCTCAACCTTTGATATGGGGTTTGGCTTCAATGATTGGGCCAGAGTATGACGCGCCATTGGATAAGTTAGATAGAATAGATGTTAAGGCGGCTAAATTTTTAGAAGATATATTAGGTTGGGATGAAGAGATAACAAGTTTAAATATACAGCCAAATTTTAGAGGCTCTTAATGGCTAGAATATCGGTAGATATAGCAAATGGATGGTATGAATCATTTTCTCCACAGTTGGCAGATTTAGTTTGTGTTAATTTGCGTCCTGTAGTGCCTGAATCTCCAGCTTATAGCCCTACAGCATTGCGTTCAACGGATGGAATAAGAGAGGAAGTTGATACTTTATTAGATACTAGTAGAGGCGCTATAGAGGCCCAAGGCTTGCCATATTTCGTACAAGAAAATTCATTTATTAGCGTTGATTCATTGGGAATTGTTACTAATTATGGAACTATTACAGGCAGCGGTCGGGTTAAGATGGCAGCAAGTAGAACTATCATATGGATAGTTGTTCCAGATGGTAATTCTTATTATTTTGATATATCTACTAGCACTCTAAATTTAAACTTAGACCCTAATTTTTTAGGCCCTGCAATTGATGTTAAATTTAAAGATAGTTTCTTTGTATTTTGCACTGAAAGCATAATTTTTAATGCAAATTTAGATGGTATAACTTTTACACCGACCGATTTTGGAACTGCGGAAGTAGACCCAGATATAATAAATGCATTAGAGGTTAGTAATGGGCAGCTATATGCTTTAGGAACTGAGACAATTCAGCCTTATCAAACTGTTGGCGGTTCAGGATTCCCATTTGCTACCATCCCCACAGGAACGGTTGAGAGAGGGTTGGCGGCTCGGTTTGGAGTTGTCAAAGCTAATAATACTTTTTATTTTATGGGTGGTGGCGACCAACAAGAGGTGTCTATTTGGCAATTTACTGGAAATGGAGCAATTAAGGTTTCTACGCCAGCAATTGATCATTTTATGCAAGATTTGGGAGATACAGAAATAAAAGGAGTATTTGCTTGGAGCTATCAAACTGAGGGCGAGGAGTATGTAGGCTTTACATTTTCAAATAGAACCTTTGTATATCAAGTAACGGCTTCACAAAGAAAAGGGAGGTCTATCTGGCATGAGAGGCAAACAGAAGGAACAAGATGGAGAGCTAATACAGTTGTCAGAGCGTTCAATCAAATATATGTAGGAGATGAGCGAACAGGAAAAATAGGAATTATAGACCCAAATATATATACAGAGTATAGCGACACATTGACAAGAGAGTTTACAACACAGCCCTTCAATTTTGAAGGTGCGCCAGTTTTTGTAAATGAATATGAAATGGTTATGGCTTCGGGTGTTGGTAATGTTTTAAGCACTAATCCAGTAGTTCAGCATTCATATTCAGGAAACGGTTTAAATTTCACGCCAACTCTAACTAGAGAAATGGGTGAGGTTGGTAATTATGGCCAGAGAATAGTATGGCGAAGAATGGGCAAAATCGAGAGGAACAGAGTTTTAAAGTTCCAAACACATGAGCCCGTTGAGACAACATTCTTTAGATTAGAGGCTGAGGTTAAAAATGCCTCTTAATTTCATGCAGCGTGGAGAGCGTTGGCTAAAAGAAGATGGTACACCAACAGACAGATTTGCCGAATTAATAGAAGAATTAATAAGGGAAGTGGGAAGCATGACAACTAATGCAAAACTAATAGCGACAAGGCCAGTTGATGCCGCTATTACAAAAGTTTATACATCACCAACATCTCAAGAGGGGGGTAGGGGAACAATTATAACGCAATTTAGTGCAACTGATCCCTTGGGCGCTGAAGTATATGACGTTTATATAGGTTCGGTCGCTGATAGCACAACTAAAGTAATAGAAGGCGAAACAGCCCCAGCTAATGGTATAGCGCCAAGCTCACTAATAAATCAATTAGTTATGCCAGGTGATTCTATATTTGTGCAGGCTGGAGCAGGTAACACCATAGTTTTTTATGCATCGGGAACTGAGAGAAGATGAATTTAGAAATTACTAGAGATTCAGAGATCATCAAAAAAGTTATGACTGATAGTGATATTTGGTCAAAAATCAGTATTGATAATGTAGAAAAGTCTGATTTTAATCCTGAAATTCCTGCAAATATCATATTTTTAGCGGCATTTGTTAGTGATGTGATAGGATTGCATATGTTCACAAGTTATAAAAATGGTGTTCTTTATCACCCTATGTTATTAAAACCTTACAGAAAAGATTATGGAAGGGAGTTTTTCAGTAATGGTATTAAGTGGTTTTTCGACAATACAGATAATGATTCTTTAGGAGCTGAAATACCTATAAGCCATAAATCAACTATTAATTTAGCAAAACATCTTAATTTTAAAGATTTAGGTATTAGAAAGAATGGGATTTTAAAGAATGGCAATTATTTAGATTTGCAAATTTTGAGGTTAGAAAAATGGGCGGCATAGCAGATATTTTTACAGGTGGTCCCGATATCCCTAGTTTAGGTCCAGCTAGGCAAGTTGAGTTACAAGAGTTTGGCGGTCAAATAGCGCCTACTGCAATTCCTGAAAGTTTTGGTGGTCAAGGTATTGCAACGGCTATAGGAGAAGGGGCTCAACTTCAAGGGCAAGCTTTACAAGATGCAATAGCTCAACAGCAGGCAGGATTTCAAGGGGCTCAAGACATATTTGGCCAGACACAGGCCCAGTTTGATCCTTTTATTTCTGGTGGTACATCGGCATTTCAAGAGCAAGCGGCTTTAAGTGGGGCTTTAGGTCCACAGGCCCAGCAACAAGCCGTTTCTAGTATTCAGGTTTCCCCCGGACAGCAATTTTTAAGAGATCGAGCCCAAAAAGCTCTACAAAGAACCGCAGCGGCGCGGGGTGATTTGGGTGGAGGTCGAACGGCTTTAGGATTGCAGGAGCAGGCTATTGGTTTTGGGATGCAAGATTTAGAGAATCAATTTAATAGATTGGGGCAAGTATCTCAAGCTGGGCAGAACTTTCTAGGTCAACAGGCAGGATTAGGGCAGAACTTAGCTCAACAAGGGCTAGGGGTTTCTTCTAATATTGCCAATGCACTAGCACAGCAAGGACAAGTAGGCTCAGAGGCGCTTACAGGGGCCGCAGGCGCATTAAGTCAGGAGCAGTTACAGCAATTTGAAGCCCTTCAAAATCAATTTACACAACAAGCACAGCAACAAGGGTTTGAGAATCAATTCAATTTAGGACAGCAGGGGATTGATTTGCAGAATATTGGGAATCAGGCAGCGGTTGATAGAGCTAATATTAATATTGCCCAACAAAATGCAGCAAACGCACAAGCAGGTTTAGGCAATGTCATAGGCTTAGGTGGAACGGCTCTAGGTTTTGCAATGGGAGGCCCATTAGGAGCGGCGGCTGCGAGTGGTGTACCATCGGGCTTAGGAGTTGGAGTTGGCTCTAATCTATTTCAACCACCATCTAACCCGTTTGCAATTAATCCACAAGCAAACACAAATTTAAGTTTTGCATAGAGGTTTATCATGGTAGCAAGTTTAACAGGTGAATTGGGAGCGGGGCTTAGATTAGGTCAGGGCTTAGGTCAAATGGCATCTCAAAGGCAGCAGCAACGGCTAGGCGCTCAACAGCAAGAGCTATTAGGTGGACTGCGTAGGCAGTCTTTAGGATTGGGTGGTGCTACACCTCAACAACAACAACAAGCATCACTTGAATTATTATCTGCTGATCCAGTAGGTTCTAAAAAATTCTTTGATAGCTTTAGCTCATTAACTACCCGAGATCAGGAATTAACCAAAGAGAGAAACAGTAAAATAGGTTTAGCAGGTTCTAATTTGTTGCAATTTGATGATAGCCAGTTAAATGCAGCTACTTTACAGGCGGCTAGAGCCTTTGCTAATTCAGGTGATGAAGATTCTGCTAATAGGGCCTTGCAGCTATCTCAATTACCACCAGAAGAGCTTAGGCCGAGATTAGAGGCTTTAACTACTCAATCTCGTGATATCGAGCAAGTTATTGCTAGTGGTGAGAAGAAAGCCAAAGCATTGTCTGAACAGTCACAAAAAGAAATTGATACTGATCTTGGCAAATCAAAAGACCAGTTTGACCAGATTGATAAGCTGAGAACTCGTGTCACTGCTGTTAGCAAAGAATTCACAAAAGTTCGTGATGCTAACAACAGAGTTGAGGCAATTTTTGGTACTAATGCCGAAGCAGCAAAAGCAGCTCAAGATGCGTTTCTTGCCAAGGCTTCAAATAGCGCCAATGCTGAACAAATTTCACAAAGCACAGAAGCCTTTGGTGATATGGCTTTGGTGTTTAACTTTATGAAAATGCTCGATCCGGGTTCAACAGTTCGAGAAGGTGAATTTGCAAGCGCAACCAATACTGCTGGTATGGATGACAAAGTAAGAAATATGTATAACAACGCTTTGAAAGGTACGCGATTGAATGATACCCAGAGAGCAGCGTTAAGAAAGCAAGCAACTGGTTTATTCACAGCTGCTAAAACGCAAAATGATAAAGATTTATCAAGGTTTAAGAAAAGTGCAACTGCATTTGAATTGCCTTTTGACCAGATATTTGAAGAAGAAAATAAAGGTGCAATTGTTACTGGCGAAGAATTAAAATCTGCTGGTGGCGTATCGTTTACGGTGAAATAATGTCTATTGAAGTTGAAGCACAAGGTAAGACTTTTACATTTCCAGATGGCACTACTAATGATCAAATTGGTGCTGCTGTTGATGAATACTTTGGAGCGCAGCAAGCCCCAGCGCTTGCTGTTCCTGAACCTACAGCTTTTGAATCACTTAAAGAGGCTGTTACTGGTTCACAAAGGCAAGCTGCATTGCCAGAGGCCGTACAACAATTACCAGAATTGGCAAGTGTAACAAGCCCAGTCACAACTGGTGAGTTTGGTAGTGATATTCAAATTGCTGCTGGACTTTTAACAAGTTTCGACCCTAAAGCAAGAATGGATATTATCCGTGATGCTGTTCCCGGTGTTGAGTTTGAGCAGGTAAATGATACTACTGTCGTTAAACTTCCTAATGGCCAGCAAGCGGTTTTAAATGCCCCCGGCTTAAGTCAATCAGATATTGTTAGCGGTATTGCTCAGGTTTTAGCATTTAGCCCAGCTGGAAGGATAGGAGCTTTAGGTAGAAATTTAGCACAAAGAGTAGGTTTAGGCGCTGTTACTTCTGGAGCTACAGAGGCTGCCTTGCAAGGAGCTTCTAAAGCATTAGGTAGCGAACAAGAAATTGATAAAGGCCAGATTGCCACGGCTGCTGGATTAGGACCTGTGGCAGAATTAGGGACAGCTGCCGTTACTGGTGGTAAACGATTGGTAGAAGCTTCAAAACAAGCGATCCCTGAACAGGTTGCTAATGCTTTGGATAAAGGGCTTGTATTTACTTCTGATTTATTTGAGCCTGATAGCTTTCTTGGTGCTAATTTACAGAGATTGGCTGAAAAAATACCTGTTATTGGGACAGGGCCTATTAGAAGCATTCAACAGAATGAAAGGGTGCAAGCTGTAAGAGATTTGGCTGGTGAGTTTGATGTTGATATTGACTCATCATTTGAAGAAGACATTATATCATCTGCGACTAAGGTATTTGAAGGCGCTCAAAAAAGGGCTAAAACCTTTAGAAAAGATGCTGTTAAAGAGCTTGTTAAGGGTGGGGAAGTTGATGTTAATAACGCCAAAGCGGTTGTTGCTGATGAGATAGCCAAGCAAAAAGGTTTAGGTGATAGAGCAAGTCAACCTTTGATTAAATCTCTAGAATCGATTGAGAAAGAATTATCTGGTGATTTTAAGCGTATTGGTGATATTAGAACGACTATTCACAATGAGATTTCTGATATAAACAAGCCTAATAATGTGCTTCCATCGTCTGCGGAAGCCATATTGAATAATGTTAGAAGTGCTATTACTTCAGATATGAAAAGCTTTGCTGGTGATTTTTCTAAACAAGCCAGAGAAGAGGGTGATAAATTAGGTGCCAAGGCACTATCTAAATGGAATGCATCAAACCGTATTTTTGCAGATGGTTTTCAAAAGGCCAAAGATACCCAGCTTAAAAAGGTTCTATCTAAAGGTGAAGCAACTCCTGAGGTTGTTTTGACGACTATTCGTGGTGGTAAGGTTTCGGACCTTAACCGACTTAACACGAATCTAGATGCTGGCGGCAAACAAGCGGTTAGGCAAACTATTATTCGTGATGCCCTCGATAAAGCCACAAAGGGTGGTGTGGAGGAAGTAAATCCTACTATATTCATCAATGAGCTAAACCGTAAAAATAACAGGAAAGCCACTAAGGTATTCTTTAAGGGCAATGCTGGGAAAGAGCTTGAAGGTTTAAAATTGTTTTTGAACTCAACTAAAAGAGCTCAACAGGCTGGTACATTAACGCCAACAGGTCAAGAATTATTGGCTCCTGCTACTGGTATTTTGCTGGGTGTTTCTGCTCCAGTTTCGGCTCCAGTTTTGGGTACCATAGCGGGTGGTGCAAGAATATTTGAAAGCCCGACAGTTAGAGATTTAATGATTAAATTAGGGCAGACTAGTTCTAAAGAAGGTAAAGAGAAATTGATTAGAAAGCTTCAGCCTTTGATTTTAGAGGAATCACGACGACTTAATGCAGAGGATAAATAGTAATAATCTTGGGCAATGCAGGCCATACAAAGCACCCAAAAAGCTAGCATCATGTAGAAGTTTTCATGGTAAAAGGCCACAGCTAGACAGAATAGAGTTGAGAGTATTATTGAGTTGAATATTTTATCCATTAACGAAGTATAACCATAAAATAGAGTAAGTAAAATGGCAGGAAAATACACAGATACACATCCACAATTTACCGTCTTTGTAAATGGTAGTTTTGCGCCAGCCGCAGATGGTGAGGTCGAGTTTTTCACGGTTGGGAATACTGGTATTGGTAATAGGAAGGATACTTATTCTGATCCAGCATTAACCATTCCAAACCCTAATCCAGTTCCGTTAGATGGTTTTGGTCGGAGTATCAACCCTATATTTCTTTTAGGCAGTTATAATACAGTAATTCGTGATTCTGAAGGAAATCAGTTAGATGAGGTTGATAATGTGTCTGGCCCGACTGATGCAGAGGGAGTTCCTTCTCAGGTTGTAGATTTAGCGGCTGATTTAAAGCCAATAGATACTACAGATTTCCAATCGGTTTATGTTTTAGGCACAACAGTAATAGGTGATGGTGGTCAGGGGCATTTCTATTTTAGTTCAACTTCAACAGAATCAGATAATGGAGTTGATATTATAGAGCCTGATGTAGGTGGTGGACGCTGGCTTTTACAAAATAATGCTCATAATTCAATTTATAGCCAAGATGCATCGGGAACAACAGATGTATTTACAATAGCACCTACGCCGGGAATAATCGATTTAGATGGATCAAGGGTTTATTTTGTGCGGAGCTTAGGGCCAAATACTTTAAGCTCTCCGACTTTCCAAGTAGGAACATCGGCTGCTAAAAACTTAAGAAGGCATGATGTTGCAGTAATGCAGATTGGGGATACTGGTCCGTCAGGTTATGAGATGATTTTAAAACTAAGAGCTAGTGAAAATGCTTATACCCTTTTAAATCCTTACATTAATATTGATGGCCAATTTCTAGTAAATTCAATTAATGCTGATAAGTTGGTAACAAGTTCTATAACTACTACTCAAATGGGGGCTAACTCTGTTGATACATCCGAGCTAGTCAATGGCGCGGTTACAGATATCAAAATTGAGGCCAATGCTGTAACAACATCAAAAATACTTAATGATAACGTCACCTATGCAAAAATACAGAATATAGTTACTGGGAATAGGGTTTTAGGTAGGGCATCTGCTGGAGAGGTTCAGGAAGTTCAAGTCAATAATAATATGATTGCTTCGGGTGAAACATTAGTGAGAAGCAAAATGCAGCACATGGCTGACTCAACGATAATGGGTAGAGCTGCTGGTGCTGGTACCGGTGATCCAACCCCTTTAAGTGACACTCAAGTGAATACAATTCTAGGACTCCCAGGCTCATTTGGCGCACTTGCTGCATTAAATACTGTTAGCCAATCGGAAATTGATTCGGATTCTGTTGGTCAGTCTGAGATTAAAGAGGATTCGGTAGCGCTTAGTTCTTTCAGTGTAAACCCTGGTTTAGGTCGAATAGCTTTTCACAATAAAGTAAATACAGGCGGCGCATATACATTAGGAGTTAGTACCGTTTTAACTTCGGGAGGAAATGATGCTTGGTTTTGTTTAGGTGGTTCTCAAGGGTCATATACTTCTGCGTATTACATTGCATTAGCGGGTTTCTATAATTCGGCTGGAGCAAGCTCTGGCTCTGCAAATGTAACTTTTATAGATGCATCGCCCCCTTATAATCTTAATAGTGAAGGTGATACTTATTTATTCGCCTTTATATTAGAAAATGCTAATGGAAGTATTGGCGGTGTTTCAATATCCAGAACACCCCCTTGGGCATACAATGGCCCAACTAGCGTAAAAGCGACCAGAATGGAAACACTTGAGGCTCAATTTGAAGACGAATCCGATATGCAATTTGCAATTAGAATGGGTTCTGTTTCTCATTCCAGCAGACTTAAAAAGTACAATATGCAACCAACGTCTATAATTTTACCTCCTTGGCGTGGTGGAGATATGGATAGATGGCTTGAAGGTCCAACATATGAAGAGGTGGAAATAACTCACGATATTAAAAATGCTGATATGGATCTAATTCCTCATCCGTTTGTTGAAAGAACTGAAGGCGATAAAGTTATCATGTTAGAGCCTTGCTCTGAGCTGTGTTATAAAATATCCGAATTAAAAGATAGAGGTGAGGATGTAGGCAAGCTTATCACCGAAGGCTATATAGATTATTCAGAGTCTTCAAATGCCTATTCACCTAAAGGTGTAGAAGTACGAAAAGCGAAGTGGAAATAAAAAAATGTATTTATATCAAGTGGAACTAATTCTATAATTGGTTAATTGGAGTATTAAAATGGCACGATCAAACTACACAAAATTATATGTTGGAGAAGATTATAATTCTGCTCCTGAAACTGAATCAGATATTGAGTGTAAAGTTTTTAGAAATACGCCTATAACTACGGTTCAGAGAGATGCTTTAACGGCTGAAGCTGGCATGGAAATATATAATTCAGATTCTAATCAATTTGAATTTTATAATGGTACTGTTTGGGGGGCTTCTTAATGCCTAGGACAAACTTTACAAAGCTTGGGATAGTAGGAACAAATGAAACAAGTTCAGATATTGAGCTAATCGTTAAGCAATATCAGCCCATAACCGAGACAGAGAGAGATTCTTTATCTGCTGTTGATGGTATGAAAATATACAATTCAGATACAAATACCCTGCAAGGTTATATTAATGGATCTTGGGATGCCGCTATTCTATGCACAATGCTAGACTTGGCGAACGCTGGGCCACCTCCAACCAATGCAACGGTGGTCTATGACCCTGCGCCGAATACGAATAGAATGTCAATCACACGCATAGCGGGAGGAGGGGCTTCTTCTGCTTTTGGTGCTGATGTTGTAAATACGTTTGATATATCAGGCTCGGTTCCTGTTGTATTCTCTGTTAGTTGTCCTATTCCTAGCGTCTTAAATGATGGTGGTGCTTGCGGTTTGGCTATATTTGACGCAGTTGGGTTTAGTGTAATACAAGGTATTTCTTTCCATTTTGGCACAGGTTCAAATGGTCAGTTTAAAGACCCCAACGGAACGCCCATAAGTGCTGCTAATATAGCTTATCCAACGACTCCTAAATACAAACTTCAAATTGAAGTACACGAAGACGGAAGCGCAACATACTCTGATAACAACGGGCAATCAGGGTCACTCAGTAGTTCCGGCTCATTTACAGGTATAACATCAGCCCTAGGTGCGTTTGGTGATGCCCCTGCTACGGCTGGAGGCTCAGTAGAACTTACGTTAAATGGCGGCTCTGAGGCAATGCTTTTGCCTCTGACAGACCCTACCGCAGAAACTTGGTGCAATCTAACGCCTGTTGTTCAAGTACCTGAATACAAATTATTTGTAGTAAACCCGCCAGATTTAACGGTTTCATTAAGCAATTCAGATCGAACAATAAATGTTGTTAGTGACAATATCAACGATTCTGATTATCTTTATTCTGCTGGTTGGCCCGTTTCGCTTATACCAATCACCCAAGAAAACCCAAACGGCAATACTTTTGAATTTGAAGTAAATCAAAACACTACGAGCATAGGTTCTTTGTCGTTATTAGTAACATCTCAAACTGTATTAAGTACTCAACACTTCATGGCATTTGCTGATACATCAAACGATAAATACCACATGAGCATAGATGGCGGTTTATTAATGACTACGCCTATAGCAGCGGGGGACGTGGTTGCTATGCAAGTTTTTGATAACGGCGCGGCGGCTTCAGATATCGGCTTTGTGTTTGCTCCCTCTGTCGGCACTCCGTTTATACTTGATACTTTTAGCGCAAGAGCTATTGATAAATTTTCGTTCACTGCTGCAAGAACAGGGGGGTTGCCGGAGGCAATATCTAATGATCTGAGTATGACTTTTAACGGCAAAGAAGCTGATTACAGTTTTTCTGATTATAGGTCCGGCTCTGTAGATTACGAAGGCGACCCAATGCCAAGCAAAGTTTCACCATACACAAGGGTGGCAACTTGGTATGATCTTACATTTAATGTAAATCACAACACAGCGGGAATGACCGCAATAGTCAGCGGAGGTGGAAAAACATTAACATGCACTAGCTCAACT